GGTAAAGGGTGTGAGACGGTTTAAGTGATATCGATATCTAAGATTGAACCTGTCAAGCCATTAACGTAAGCTCGACACTGGACTCCGGTTGCTGGCAATACGAATTGATGCCCCCTAACTGCTGAAGTTCGGGTAACTACGATCGTAGTGTCTTTCCAGCTCGTACCGCCGTCGACGGAGTACTGCAAATGAACTGACCATTGGTCTCGTGGCGTCGAAGTTGTCGTCTCGTCGACGGTTAGTACCGCGACATTAGCTGAGATAGTAACTGTTGAAGTAGCACCGTTTGCGGAAACTGCTGAACCTAAACTTGGGTATGCCATTATAATCCTAACACTGAAAAATCTTCTTTATTGTAAACTTGTTCGATGTGAGCTGCGATTGGTCTAGCAACTCTCGCCTTGGGAGTCGTCCCAGTTATTTCTGATTTGTATTCGATCCACATATACTCGTGCCCCTCTTTGGAGACAGTTATAGTGGTTGCTGCACTGTCAGCCCCTTGGTACTTGCCGACTTTGAGTCCGGTGACGTTAGGGGACAGTACGAAAGTGTATGAAATTGTCTCACGCTCTAGGTTTGACAAGGTAACGTCAGCCCCTGCGAATAGGACTTCTCCTTCATCATACCCACGGAAGGTAGCGTCGTTGACAGTGCCTGTTAAATTGTAAAGCGTGTCGATGTACGCTGCGTCTACCGTGCCGGGAGAGAATGACCGTTCGACGACTACTTCAAGTTGCCGGACTATCACGTCGATTGGCTCGTTGGATACAGGCCGCCCACCCTCTTTCTTTACGTTTAAAGCACCACCGTGTTGCCTATCTTCCTCGGTGATGGCACCCGTGGTGTCGTAACTCTTAACGTGGTTTATAGCCCACGATACGGGTGTAGTCCCACCGCTTGTTGAGATGCGGGTTATCTCTTCGTAACCAGCAGTGTCTTGGTCTCGTGGCCGGAATGTCTCCCAAGTTACAGCAGCGTTCCACCCGTACTCGTTGTATCGATTAACTTCGATGTTTCGTCGGATTAAGTTGCCCCGCAGTAGGGGAGTGGCAGCAGCGATAGCCACTACCGCAGCGTTCTCGTCGATGGGGGTTGTCTGTGACGGAGAGAACACTCGGTACTCTCGATTTATCGTAGAACCTTCAGAGTTTATGGTGGCTTTGTCAGTGTCCCACCACTTCTCCCCGACCATAATACCACTTGCGTTATAGTACGACATTAAAATAATCCTATTCCACTTTGAAGGGCGATCGCTACGCTGTTGAGGGCGACTAGCTCTTCTTCAGCGGACTTGAGTGACTCTAACATCTTCTCTTGTATTGTTTGGAACTTTCCGCCGCGTGATGACGCTGCGACTGCGGAAGCGTTAAAGCCTCCTGCACCTGCTATCGTGTTAAGACCCCCTGCGGCTTCTAGTTCTTCAGGCTTTGTTATTTTCTTAGCAGGTGCGGCAGGTGGCTTAGACGGCATAACTTTTCCCGGAGCTAACGGGCCGTAACCCATTGCAGCCAGTGCCACACGCATTGCCTTGTCACCGACCTTCTGGTCTATTTTAGTTTTGACTGCATTAGCTTTATCTTGTGCGTCTTTAACCATAGCGTCACCGTCGAGCTTGGCAGTGCCTACTCGCTCTCGGCCTCGTTTTTGTCGCCTTGCGAAATCTTCGGCCATTGAGGTGGTGCCAGTGTTTAACTGCAAGTAGTCTTCATCACGACGTTTCGTAGCTAGTTCCAAAGCCCGAGTATTTACGTACTGACCTTTAATCTCCTTAGCACGCTTATCTATTTCGTTTTCATAAGTTTTCTTAATGTTTGACCGCTGCTGTATGAGCCAGTCTTGAACCCCGCCCGCTTCCTCGATGATAGCCTTGCGCTTTTCAGGAGAGTCAAACCTAGACTTGTCTTTTATCCTGAGGTTGTTTATGTACAGAGCCATAGCCCCGTCATCGCTAGTGTCGAATTCACCAGTAGCGTCAAAATCCGCACGCATCTTGTCGACGGCACTTGACATTTTTTTTCGTCGTTGGAAAGGGGCACTGCTAACCATGCTATACTCTTCCGCAGCGGAGGCTTTAGCTTGTGCGTCAGTGTGGGTGGAGAACCACTCACTAGCTCTTGCTCGGATAGCCAGCGATTCGAACTCCCACGACATGTGACGACCAAACTTCTGAATGGCCGTAGCTGCCACAGACAGCTTACCCATGAACGTGTCGAAAAACCTATCGGTGTCTGAAGCGGCTTGAGCGTAGTCAGCACCCATATCGAAGCCCAAAGAGGACGCAATGAAGTTGCCGACCGTGCTAAAGATATTTGAGATAGCTGTTACGAATGGAGCTACTATTGAGTAGATGCCTGAGAAGATCATGGCGATATTCGCTTTAATCTCTAGGAAGGCGTTGACAGCTCGGGCAGCGATGACGCCAAAGCCCGATGAAATCCTAGCTATGAACACTTGAGCGGCAGCCCAAGTAGCCTCGAACATCTCGGTGTATAAACCCGCGTCAAACGCCAGAGATATCGACTCACCGGCAAGCTTTACGTCAGACGCGAAGCCTACGAAAGCCGCCGACATATCTTTCATGATTTGGTGTAGTGCTTGGGCGGAGAGTATGATCGCCCTGATTATAAGGTCGAATTTAAGAAACGACCCAATGGCTCCTACGATCGAACCTCCGATCCTAATGTTTCCGATAGCCTTCAAGCCCGTGCCGATCGAAGTGAAGAAACTCTTTAGTCCTGCCCCGATTTTCAGCCCACTTAGCGAAGCCTTTACGCCCGCTAAAGATCGACCGAGAGCTGCAAACGCTACGTTCAAGTTCTGGTTGAAAGCGTTTGATATGAGGTTGATGTTCTTGGACATCTCAGCCAACGCAGCCGACGCTTGTCTGAGTGCGGCCCGCATTGCCGTCCACTGCTTTACGCTGGAGACGTTAGTCGACAATCTCGCGTACTTCTCAACTGCTTTGACTAAGTTGTATAGGTCGGCGGTAACGAGTATCAACGCCTTCGCTAAGAATATGTATGATTTGTACCCGATGGCCGCGATACGAACGATGTTGGTCATCGCCGTCATAAGCCCCCCACCGATTGCAATGGTTAGTGAGCGAACTGCACCTAACGCCGCTGAAAAGCCAGCAGCGAACTTACTGAATATGCCTGAGCTTGAGACACTAGCCCCGACTGCGGCGATAGAACCACCCAAGAACTCAAAGGCCGCGATGACTTTGGTTACCCCGTATACGATAGCGTGGAAGGCCATTAAGAACGGCGAGATCAACGCAAGGCCGATTAACTTGATCGACCCGATGACGGCGGCCACTGTCATAGCGACTGCACCAAAGGCCAAAAAGGCTGCACCGGCTGCGGCTAGTGCGGCGGCCCCAAGTACCAAAGACCGGACGAAGTCGTGGTGTTCTTTTACGAAGTTTGCTATGTGTACTAACGCGACTGAAACTACCTCGCCGATTTTGAGCAGCGGTTCTTCCAGAGCCTTCCCGATAGCAAGCTTAACCTTCGACAAAGCCGAAACTACGATAAGCATCTGGTTGCCGAACGACTCCATCATAGAGGCAGCCGTATTCTTAGCTACGGAGTCAACAGTCTCTAGCTCTTTGATGAAACCTTGGAGTGATACCTTGTCTACAGCATCGAGGCGTTTAAGAATCGTCTGCATTGCCCCCATACCCCGAACTTCGAATATCTGCTCTAGGGCGTTTAGCTGGTCTTTGTCTGATATCTCAGGCCCTGAAAGGGCTTTCTTTAGGTCTTCTATTATCTCGACGATATTACGCATCTTGCCATTCTTGGCAACGTCGATGTCGAACATTTCTTTCAAGACGCTAGACTTGTCCGAGTTCGCCAAGTTGGTAAGAACTCGCCGAATCTGTGTACCAGCTAAAGTACCGCTAAGACCTGCGTCTGCTAAAGCCCCCGCGAATGCTAAAGCTTCCTCGGTTGAAAGCTTAATCATACCGGCTTGAGGTGCGAAGTTCTTCAAGTTCTCGAAGAGGTCTTCTAGGCTCTGAGATGAGCTGTTCGTGGTATGGACCAACTGATCCATAAAGTGTTCGATGTTTTCTAAGTCTTTCGGGATGGCGAAAGCGTTCAACATCTTAGTTACGATTTCGGCAGCCCTAGGTAGATCCGTCTCCGTAGCTTTAGCTAGGTTTAACACCGAAGCTATGGAGTTGTTAAGGGCCGAGGTGTCAAAGCCACCTTTAGCCATTAGCTTAGCCGCCGTAGCGACTTCCGTAGCGGTGTAAGAGGTTACGCCAGCCAAATCCTTAATCTTGGCTATGATTTCGTCAATCGGTGTCGCAGCCCTGCGAACTACCGCCGACATCGCTTTGATCTGGTCGTCGAACGCAGCGAACTCTTTGACGCTGAATACGGCAGGAGCTAACGCCGCCCCACCGCCGACCAGCATCTTAGAACCAATACCGGCTAACTCAGAGCCGAAACGACGAAGCCGGTTCTCCATTCCACGGAGGGCTTTGTCGAAAGGCACTGTGCGTAATCCTACCTCTACATATGCAGAAGCAGCTCTAATTCCGGCAGCAGTTATTGACAAGGTTCTGTCCCTTATTGTTAATTGTTTTTCTGATTCATTATAAGCGAGGTCATATCAGAGATAGATTGACCGGCGGTTATAGCCAAACCTTCTTCTACTGCCCGTTTGCCAGAGTCACTACCCTCTACGTACTCCATTACTTGGTGGTAGTACGAGACATCGGATAGTTTGACCGGCTTCTTAGAGAACATACTCATAACCGTAGTCTGAAGTGTTCCAAAAGTCTCGCCACGGGCGCGAAGATAGCCCTCGTACCTTTGCCAGAGTTGGCGGTAGGTGAGGGCTTCAATGTCTATGCCTAGTTCTCCGGCGATGTTTTCACAGGACTCCCAAGCTCCAACGCACTCATCGCGTCGTCTTTGTGCTTCTCGATCAGACTCCGAACCCTCGGATCCTGTAGCATCCCCTCGATGGCGTCCGTCTGTTCCTTCAGAATTGCTCTTGCGTGACCCTTGAAACCTAACCAACGCGCTGTAGAATCCTCGCCGAGGATTTGGATAAAATTTTCGATATCCCCCCTTAGCGACTCGAAGGCTGTCTCAATGTCCAAGCTTTCTTCAAACCTATCGCGATCGATATCAGCGGCAGCAGCTTGACCCTTGACGATCTCCCATAGCAAATCGAGAGTCTTCAAAGGCTTGGATAGGATTTCACATAGATCCGCATACGTGTCAGAGTCTAACAAGTCGACGACTTTAGATTCTTTTAAACGTCGTGCGGTCTTTAGTGTTATTTTTGTGGTGAATTCAACGTCTAATACTTTAAACATGTCTAATTACTTTCGCGGAGTTAAAAAACAGGCGGGTGAGTACCCGCCTTCGTACCTGACAAAAACTACGGAGCTGGCATAGTTACAGCAACAGGTGCGTAAACCGAGTCACCAGAATACTTGAGTGTGATGTTATTCTTGATAACTTCTTCAAGCTGCTGGTCTTCAGAGAAGTCGAACACTGAGCAGACTGCGACAAACCCGTCAGAACCTTCAGTCCCTTGAGGACCGTCGAGTACCAAAACCGTGACGAGCGTGTTGTTGAGAAACGCATCTCGGAGGTTCGTAAAGTACGCTGGGAGGACTGAAGCAGTCTTCTTTTTAATCAATGAGAATTCAATTGAGAATTCTTTCAGACCTTGGACGCTGGCTTTAAAGCCGTTTCCACAACGGTCCGACGCATCGATCTCCGTAGCTGAGAGGGTTACTGTTACGTCTGTTACGCACGTTTCAACGAACGAGGTGTCCGTCTGGAGAGTTGCAACAGCGGTTGACGTGTCTACTTCTGAGGGTGACACATATAGTCTTGCTTCCTTACCGGCTGGCATTTTAAAGATTCCTTATTACTGGTTTTAATGTTGAAAATTATACGCTGCCGATATCACGGAACGCGCCTTTTAGTGAGTCTTGTTGGCGGGCTTTGGCTAACGCGGCCTGCATGAAAGGTCGGCCTTCGTAGCGTTGGACTTCGCCAGTCTTTTTAAGTCTTTGTCGCCCACCGAATTCCAGAATGGAAAGTCGGGTGGCATTCCTCCGAGCAGCAACCGTCATCGGGTTTGTGCGGCTCTTCGGACGTGGGAGTAAGGTAGGTCCGATGACTACGCTAGTTTTATCGTTAGTCAGGCCGAAGCGGATAAAGTTCTTTACCGCACCTGTATGACTAACTGGGTATTTAGACCCTTTCGGAGAGCTTGCACCACCCTTCGATCTTCTGATCGAGTTGCGGGCTACCCGTCTAACATAAGCACCGACTCGGTAAAGCGATCTGTACCATTTCTCATCTAACCTACGGCGTAATTGTGTATGGTAGGTCTTATAGGAGAATCGTAACATTATTGCTTCTCGGTGTACCTTAACACTATGATTGACCGCAAATACTGCTTGCGGATAGTTTCGTGGTCGAACTCAGCTTCGATAGAGCTATGCGTTACAAAGCTGGGTAAGTCTGAAGAATATAGATTTGACTGTAGCTCCTCAACGAACTTTAAATGGTTGTCAATAGAGGCACGTTCGACTGGGGAACTTGAACCTGAAGTAGATTCAACTCCGGGAGCCCTGAACCGCTGATAAACACCCACAGCTATTGGGTAGCTATGGGTTTGCTCACAGCGGCTTCTAGCGTTGTCGAACAGCTCCCTGAACCCAAAACCAACATAAACTGCCAAATCGTCCTTAGGTAAATCCTTCCTATCAATAACACTGTCGTAACTTATCTCAGGAGCTTGGGCGGCTGCCCAATCACCAAAGGCGGTTATGACCTCAGAAGACCAAGTACTGTTGGGGGTTTGGTCTGAAGATAACAATGTCAACTGAGCGAGAACCTCGTCAGCAGCTTTTAGTATTTGGCTGGACATTGGTTACCCTCAACATTCGTATTCGAGGTCTTCGTCTTCAGCTTCGTAAGGCACTACACCGTTAGAAAGGATAACGATCTGTTTGCCGTTGTCACGGATAGACCACGAATGGCCTTCGACTGCTGGGAAGCCTAGCGATTGTAACATCGAAAGGAACTCAGGCTTGTCGATCTTTGCTTCAGTCATGTGAAGCACGCCGCTGTCACGGTTGAAAGTTTCAGTTGTAAATTCAATCATTTTCTTCGACCGATACTAGGATTTGTTGGTTATGCTTATCAAACTCCGCAAAAGGCTGACCGTCTTGGCCGTTGATAACAAGCCATGAGGTTTCGACTGCGTTGATTGTAGCTTTGATTATGAAGCCTAGTTCGAACTCAAAGGCTAAGTCAGTCGTCGAGAAGACGAAAGAATTACACTTTATTGAGACGCCCATCGGCTCCCCGATGTTGGCTGCGTAATCTAGTTTCTGTTGATGGGGCAGGAAGGTTGCGTACAACCCAGAAGCGACTTCAACGTCGCTGCCATCGAGAACGTCGACGACTACAGAATTCCACTCACGCATATACTTTTTCAAAGAGGTAGATGCGTAAGCGGTGTAATCCCTAGGCATTACGGTGCCAAAGGTAGGACGACGTCGGCTGTACCAAGTAGAGCTACTCGGATGTACGAGTCGCCTGCGGCGGCGGCTCCAGCAGCGTCAGTCAAACCTGCACTCGATCCAGCACCCATCACTGGGTCATTCTTGCCAACAGCAACGAGTGGTACGAGTACTTCAGAAGCAGTTCCCAGAGGAACGATCCCGCCAGCAAGAACCGATACGCGATCACCGATTGCGTAGTCGTCTGATGCGAGTGGGTCGAGTGGAGCGGTGAAGATTTGAGAAGCACCTGCGAAACGGAAAGTACCTAGGTCTCCCGGCTCAACTGATGGAGAGTCTCCAACGGCGGTTGAGATGTAACCAGCTAGGTTACCTTGAAGGAACAACGAACCAGCAGCGATTGCTGAGCCAGTGTCGTTCTTAAAGTCAAAAGATCCACCAGAAGAGTCGGGGATCAAGTTAATGTCTACTGCGGCCATTTTTATACCTTTTATGTAGTTTGTTTAAGAGTTGGAAGGCCCTCTATCGAGGGCCGGTATTTAATGCGTAATTAGCTTACGCTTTGCAACGGAAAGAAGCGTGCTTGTCAACGAAGTTCGCACCGAAGTCATAAATACCTCGGATAGAGATTCCAAGATGCTCGCCGGTCATGTTGACGGTCGGCTCGATAACTGGACGTTGAACGCCGTTAAGGAATACGAAGTCAATCGTAGAAAGCATCTGCTTGTTAGCCATCATGTACCAAGTGGTAGCAAGAGCGTTGCTTCCGCCCCACATTGGATCACTGATGTATGGAGACTCAACGATCTCATATCGACCAGCGTGGTAGTTGACGGTTGAGATCAACTCGTTAGCGGTTGACGAAGCGTCGTCGACGTTGTGAAGGACGCTTTGCGACAATAGTCGCTGAGCTTCACGAGCCAACTCAGAAGGCAACAACAAACGAGTCATTGGCGTCTTGATGAACGGAGAGTAGCTATCGCCACCCTGAGAGTTCTTGCGGTTCTTGCCCATGACTGGGTGCTTACGATTACGGATAGCGTCATCGACTGCATCAAGAGAAGCCAAGCTAAACGGTGAACTAGCTTTGTCGTTGATGACACCAGACGTTGAGAAGTACGCAGAGTTGTCGTAGTAAACTCCGTCGTTCAACAATCGGTTGAATAGAGCCTCGGGAGCCATGCTGCCCCAGAAAGCCATCTCTGAACCAACGCCAGCTAGGTAACCAAGGTCATCGTTGATGATGACTTTGCGATCCAAGTAGTTGATCTGTCCAAAGGTCTTTAGCTTGTTGACGAAGCTTTCTTCGTTCTCGAAGTGACCTTGGGTCAACTTACCGTCAGCAGCAACTTGAGACCACATGTTCAATCCACCGAAACGAACTCGGTCGACTTCTCGGAAGTCTTTGACAGAGCTGGTCGTGCAGATCTTGTCCCAAGTAGTTGGAACCATGTCGTAGTCCTTCATCATCACTCGATCAAGAACATTGGTAAACAAGGTTGGAAGGTCAACGCGAGAGAAAGCGGTTTCAAGCTTCAAGTCGCCGCCGAGGGCTGCACGAATCGTCGACTCATCGACATCAAACGAAGTGTGTCCGTTTGCACGAGCTTTCTCAGCGAAGAGAGCCTTGATTCCCAAACCTTTAAAGTTCTGAGCTTCGTCGATCTCTTGCTCAGACAATCGCAAGTGTCGGTCAGACCCAACAGCTTTGGCTTTGACTTCAGATAGGTTCCGCTTAGGCTCCATCAACTCATCTTCAGAAACACCCAAAGACATAGCAAGAGCAGCTTCTACAGAGCGATGAGACGCTTCCGACTTGCCACGCTTGACTTGGATACCGAACCCACCAAAGGATTCGTTAGAAGCTTTAAGTGCTTCGTATTCTCGACGAGCTGCTTTAGCTTCGACTTTGGCAGCTACGATTTCAAGAGCGTAACCGTTTGCTTTAGCTTCCAAATACAACTCGGTGTCTTCACCGCAAGCTTTGCGGAGTTCCAAGTCGTGCTTCTCAGCCTTAATCAATTCAAGGGCTTCTTGAATGTCAGATGCTTCGATTGCTGGGGCAGGGGCCGGAGCTGGAGCTTCGACTTTAGGTGCGGTTTCAGCTTCGAACTGGGCTTTGATAGCGGCCTGTACGTTTGAGTCCAATGCCTCAAAACCTTCGATGTTTTTGGCGTTGAGCCAAACGTTCAAGTTCATTTCGATTTCCTTTTTAGGAGAGTTAGTGATTTCAGAAGCAGCAATGCTTGCTTCCGTTGAGTCGTCAGCCCCAAGGCTAACGAATGAAATTTCTTTAAGTAGAGTTTTTGAAGCAATCAGAGCAGGGCCTTTTACAATCCTGCCATTGACTTCCTTGGTTTGGTTAGCCGTCAATTCTTTATACGAAATAACTTTCGCACCAATTGAGGCTTCGTATGGCATCCCATTTTTGGTTGCCTGTATCAAATTAGATGCGTCTTCGGATACGCTTGATATCACTCCCGAGACTTTTAAATCTCGTGATGACTTTTCGATACTTGTAGAATGACCGACGGGTCTCTTGCCGTCATGGTCCATAAGAATTGGAAGCTTTGGCTTCCTATCGGTTTTCATCCCAGCGAGATCAACAATGATCGGCAGTGATGTAAAACCCTGAGCTATCTCGGCTCCGCTGTATGCCAACATTTCGAACGTCGGCAGTTCGGACTCAGCGTCCAAAGATAGCTCGATGTCTTGGGAGAACTTCAACTCAGCAGAGTATTTGTTCTTGCCCACTCGCCTAGATACGATAGATCACCTCGCAATCTCTAAGTGTTAGTTGTGTTTTCATTAGTATTCCTCCCGTGATTCGGATGGTAGTTAAATTCGATTAGTTTTTCCTGTTGGTACGCAAGGGCGTCGTCGAGTGACTTGAATCTTCTGTGATGCTGTTTGCCGTGGTTGTCGTAGATTTGAACCCGATACCTGCCTCTCTCTTCAGAGATCCCTATGAAACCTGTGGTGTTGTTACGGCTTAACTTTCGGTTCCTGTTGTTTTCGCTGATAGTTACTGCACGGAGGTTATCGAGACGGTTGTTTAATCTATTGCCGTCGATGTGGTCGATATGAAGCCCTGTCAAACTTGTCTTATGGTAGAAGCAGTAGAGAAGCCGGTGCCCCATGTAACCCCTACCATTAACCCCAACCCGCCAATACCCATTTATTTTGTCGATACAACCCGCCGGACTCCCGACCCCCGGTCGCCCCTTCCCGCCTCTCGCCCAGAAGATTTCTCCGTTCTCGAAGTCGAATCTCAAATTCTCTGCTGCAAATTCCTGTAGTTCTTTTGAGTAGTAATCTCTAGTGTCCATAATGCTTCCCTTGCGCCCTTGCTAGATTAAAAATTGGGAGTTGGGCGGCAAGGGAATGCACCCAATCTCCCCGCGAGTATCTTACGTTCGCGTTGATTTAGTATCTCCTTCTTCTTCTTCTTCTGCGTCGTCTTCCATTGTACCATATGGATTGGCATTTGTCAAGCCAATTCCAAAATGCTTATCGAAATAAGCCTGCTGTACTTCCTCTACGGTCTTCCCGTACTGGTTAGCCAAAGCTTCTAAATGATCTTCGAGGTTCCCACCGGCTTTCTCAACAACGGACTCAAGAGTCGCTATGCCAGCTTCGACGGCATCAACTCGAGCTTTTGTTTGCTTGAGCGGCTCGATGTCTGAGCTGTTAGTTACAAAGAACCAAGAGTGGTTCGGGAGTCCGGCCTTAGCCGTTAAATACTGCTCCTCTTCAGGACTGAACTTACCAAGGTTTAAACCGTAGGCAATGAACAACTTTAATGCTTTATTAAGTAGCCCTCTGCGTAGCTCGTTGCGGTCGATCTCGTTGCCGAGGGAGTCTTCAATGTTGTCGATCATAGCCGACGAGAAGTTGTAGCCTGCTGAAGTTCCACTAGCCTTATTGAAGGGTAGGTTCAAGCTACGGCCAATATCTGATATGCAAGTGTCTCGAAAAGAGGAGTACTCGCTGTTGGGGTTCTCGGCCTTCATCTGGAAAGGCTTAACACCGTTCGGGAATACCGTGCCCATGTTAGGAGTAATTGGTACCTGAGACCAAACACTCGGAAGCTCAATATCCTCTTCGTCGGTATCGATATCGGTTGTGAGACCCATCGATAGGCTGGCAGCGGTCTCTACGGCCACTGCAATGGCCTTCTGAGTGCGTCGGAGAATAGCGGCAGTCGGTAGAGCAGGCATAAGCTCAGAGACGCCTCTGTGCTGCTCTCCGTGGTCTTTACGGTACCAATGGAAGACTAGGTTCTCATCATACTCGTTGTATAAGTCACTTACGTCCATACCAGCATAATTATTGTTGGTGTGGTCGCCGCCGGGGTGCTGTTTCAAGATACGGTATGATAAAGCTTCTCCTGTTTCTTGATCATACTTAACACCATCGACCCAAGAGCTGTCTTCTTTTGAGATACCGAACACATTGGAGCCTGAGGTTACCCGCTCAGAGTCGACGACCCTAGGGAATAGCCCGTACTCGTTTCGAGAAGATTCTAGGAAAACTAGAAAGCTTTCGCCGTCGATTGTCTTTGCTTTTACCATCTGCCGCATCTTCTCGGGGAGGTCGACAGACAAAGCCCACTCATTGAATTTCTTAGATACAGATTTGCAGACTTCTCGGGATTGATCTAAACTACCCGATCGATCTGGGTCTGCGATTAGAGATAGGCGAGGGCCTTGACCAATTAAAGAATTGGCCCTAGTTAGGCAGATACCCTTAAAAAGGGTTGAGTTTGCGTACTCGTAACGGACTTTCTTACGGATTGTCTCGCGTACTTGCTGGTTTGCATGATAGTCTGCTGAACCAGTAAGAGCATAGTCAAAATGCCGATCAGTTGTCGAATCATTTCGTTCGAGATCATAGAATCCACCGGCAGCACGCACAGCCTCACGGTCGATCGTTTTCTTGTCCGATGAGTTTAAACCCAAAGCACTCTTAATAAAGTTAAACATTAGCCGTGGCTCCCGTTTGAGTTGGGCGGAGTAACTTTAAAGAAGCCGAGCCTCTTTACAATGCCGGAAGGTTTCTTGCCCTTCGCTAGCGTCCTGAAGTACTTTACCGCAGCTAGGATCTCGGAGAGAGAATGATTCTCGATCTCTACCGTCCCGTCCATCTTGTTGATGACCTTCTTCGGACCCATTGCCAAAGACAAGGTCTCGAGGTCGATGCCATACTGCTCTAAATCTGCGATTGCGAATACAGCCATTATTCAATACCCTCAACTAATGTTAGTTTCTCACCGATACTGCTGACGCCTTGGTCAGACACTTTAACTTTGCCTAACGCAGAAGCGTTCTCACGGAGGATGTCGCGGGCGTTCGGTTTGGATTCGTCGACGATCTCAACTTTCAGAGCGGAGGTGTCTGACAGTTTCATCAACGGACCCACAGCACCAGACTGTGAAACTTGTCGGATAGCTAGGTGGTACTTCTCTGGCAACGCTTCATCGATCAGAGCCTTGAAGTCTTCGAGGTATATTAAAAGATACCCATCGGTAACTTGTTGTATTTTTTTAGGCACTATTTGAATCCTTTAAACGGGGTGCGAGTGATCTTCTTTTTCTTTTCTGAGACCGCCGACATGTCGATTGTCTCAAGTTCACAACCCATCATAGATCCTGCAACACAGCTACCTACGAGGGTATCCAAAAAGTGGTTATCCCTGTTTGGGAGTTTCTGCCACTCTTTCACCCGCCGCCCAGTGCGATCGCTATACACGGTGTCGTAAATCTCAGATCGTAAATGCTCGGCGTACATCTCGTGGCTGCGGGCACCGTCTTTGTGAAAGAATAGGTCTAAGCAACCCGAGCCGCCAATGCCTACGATCAACCTCTCGTGCATGAACGCTTTCCAGTGGTTAACGTCAGCTAAAACCCATTGGACTCGGTTGTATTTTGGATTAGGCCGGACAATCCAGTGGAACCCTTTTACAAGCGTATCCTTCGCCACGGATTCAACCAGTTGTTTTTGTCCGGCCTTCACACCCATGCCAGACATACCTTGGTATATCGGGCCATTGTCTCTGCAAAATTGATCTACGATATCGGTCTTGTAGCCTCGGTCGATCAAGCACTTAGATATGAAAAGGCTAGTACCGTCAGGCTTCTGGTACTCTTGGCTTTCAAGGAAAGCTTTCAGATTTTCAAGTCCTTCGTATATCCGCTCTTCTTCAGATTTAAGAGAAGAGATATCGGACAATCCTGGCTTTACGTCGCGATGGGAGTATATTCTACGCTTCTGGTCAGGCCACTCGCCGTAGTCAATAACAGTGCCCGAGAAGTTCTGGCTCCACGCAACCAAGGTGTAATAAAGAATCTCTTTGTGAACGTCGATGTGGCCGGTAATGTAGGCCGCAGTGTCAGGCACCTGAAGCCGGTGATAACTAGATTGTTTTTCTTTTATCTCGTCGACGGTCAACATCAGCAATGTTGCGGAATCGTCGATAGGTTCGTTCTGCATCTCAGCCATAAAGCTGGATTTGTCTTGATAGTATAAGTTCATGCCATTCTGAATAGCACATACTTCGTCAGGGTTGAATCGTTGGGGCCACGAATGTTCGGCACCCTCCTCAAGATCCTCTCTGTTTTCTATGTAGAAGTCATTTGCCGGTTGCATGTTAAGCGGCTCCGACAACAAGCACTTCTCATAAACTGCAAAGTACGCATCCCACAGTTCCATGTTCACAGGCATGGAAGGCATTAGCTTCGTAACCGAACCACGCCAAAATGGACACTCTTTGCGATCTAAAACCTTGTGAGCTAGGTCACCCCGCTTGATGATAGTGCAAGGTATGATGCCTCGCATCTTAACCCCCGGCCCCACCATCTTCAAAACAGCACCACTGATTAAGTCGTAACGCTGCTCTACTTGAGTTGGAGAGGCTGCCGATTGGTCAGTCTGCGGGTCGTCAACGATGACTAAGTCGGGCCTTACGATGGCCCCTGAAGTAGTCGTGTGGGTAGAACCACGAATTCCACTAGCGTCTAAACCGCAAACACTTACTATAGCTCCAGCAGTGTGACACTTCTCACCTTCCTCA